CCTTTTCCACGGCGGCAATTCCATGTCCACTCTGTCTTCCACTTCCGGGATGGTCAATACCACCCCGGCAGGAAAGACAAATGTTGCGGCGTGTCTGGCGTTCGCTTTTATCAATTTATCCGTGTGCAGGACGCTTCCCATCTGTTCATAGGCTATTTTGTCCCACATATCCCCGGATATGGTTGTATAAGTCTTAGTCATACCTCTGCCGCTCCTCCTTATCCGCTTTATCGTCAAGCAGATTTTCAACTTGTTTCAATAGTTTCTGGTTGTTTTCTTCCAGCTTCGCTTCTAAATCTCCCGGCTGGTCCCCGTTCACAACGATTGTCGGGGAATTGTGGATTTCAACATGGTTAGTGCGGTCATTGTTCGTAACGCCCGACCCTGCTGCCACTGTCGGTGCTGCGTTCACGGTGCTTGCCGTCTGCACCCCTGCGCCGCCCACTGTCGGTGCTGCTGCCGCCGCTGCGCTTACTGCGCCCTGCGCCGCCATAATGTCTTTTGTCTGCGCTGCCGTGAAGACCGTTCGCCCCGGCGCATTTGTTATCAGTTCCGGTCCGGCTTCTCCTGCAATGAACGTGTCCGGCGTGTTCCTTGACCCTTTCGCCAACATAGGTATCAGTGGAATATTTATGCCCTTGCCGCCCATACCGGGGACCCAATCTGGTATTTTCAGCTTGTTCAGCCCTCCGATAATACCGTTTATAATGCTTATAATGCCGTTGACTGCGCCTTTCGCCACTGATTTTATCGCTTCCCAAATCCCGGAAAAGATTGATTTTATGCCGTCCCATGCTTGCCGCCAGTTCCCCGTGAATACGCCCGTTATAAAGGTTATCAACCCTTGAAATACTTGCATTACCCCTTGTACTATCCCGCTTATGGCTTCCAGTGCGACCCCCAGAACGGAAGACAGAATGGAAGCAAGCGTTTGTATCACCGGGACAAGCGCATTTAACAGCTGCATGAACACTGGCAATATTGCGTCAATAATTGTCTGGAAAAGCGGAAGTAGTGCGTTTATCACTTGCACCAGCACTGGCAAAACGCTGTTCACGATTGTTTGAATTACTGGCATTAGCTGGTTTAACAGTTCAATGAACACTGGCAGGATTGCTTGTATAATCTGCATTACTACCGGGACCAGCGTATTTAATAGCTGGATTATGACTGGAAGCACCGCTTGCACAATCTGCATTACCAGCGGAAGCAGCATATTCACCAAATCAATAATGACTGGCAGGATTGATGTTATAATCTGCGTTATTACTGGTATAAGCTGCGCTATTAGTTCTGTTATCACTGGTAATACTGCCGTTATCAGCTGCCCCGCCACTTGAACGATTGCGGAAATCAGCTGCCCCAGCACTGGCAAAATTCCCGTTATCAGCTGCGCCAGCAACGGTGCTATCTGTGTTATCAGCTGCACAATCACTGGCAGGATACTTGTTGCCGCCGTTTGCAGCGTTGAAATCAATGTTGGCAAAATCTGTTGAAGCGTTGAAAATAGGTCTGTTGATACCCCGGCAAATGCCGTCTTGAACGCTTCCCCCACCATTGTTATTGATGCCCATATCTGGTCAAAAATCCGCAGCCCATCATCACCAAAAGTCTTTTGGATTTTCGCCCGTACATCCTCTAAATTATTTGCCACATAGTAAATTGCTGCCCCTATCGCCGCAATGATTGCAACAATGGGACCCACTTTTGTTACTATGCCGCCCGCCTTTGCCGCCACACCTCCCAACTGTTCTGCTGCCCGTAGTGCCTTGAAACTTTCAAATGCCGTCTTAATTCCCAGAAATCCTTTTTTGATTTCCAGAAATCCCAGTTTTGTTCCCAGCCCAGCCACCCGCAGCCCTGCAAATGCTGCCACTGCTTTCAGTGCTGTTTGTACCGCTTTTGGGTTCTGCTGTGCAAATTCTGATACTTTTGTGACCACCCCAGCCACTTTGTCCGCTAAAGTTCCGACAACTGGTAAAAGCTGCTGCCCCAGCACCACTCCCAGATTGGCTATGCTGTTCTTTGCTTTTTCCATCCTTGCGGCTGTTGTGTCTTCCATCTTTTCAAATGCCGCTTGCGTTGCCCCTATGCCGTCACTTGCTGCCAGCATATTTGTGACTTGCTCGTTGAAGCCCTCCACGCCATCTGAAAGCAACGTGACTGCCGCTTTTCCAGCTTCTGCCGACCCGAACACGTCAGCAAGACTTTTCCCGCCTTTTGCAGCGTCTTCTTGCAGGATATTCAGCACTTCACTTAGGCTTTTCCCATCTGCCATCAGTTCTTTGAAGCCTTTTCCTGCTGCTGCCCGCAATGCCTTGTCAGCTGTTGTCCCGGATTTCCCCAGTTCGTTCAACATACTATTCATGTATGTTGTGGTTTCTGCGGCTGCAATACCCTTGCTTGTCATGATTGCATATCCAGCCGTTATTTGTTCCAGCGCAACGCCGTTCGACTTCGCTGTTGGGATAATCTTGCCCATTACGGAAGACAATTCCGCAACGGTCACTTTGCCTTTGTTCTGCGTCTGAATTAGCATATCCGACACTCTGCCGACTTCATCCGCTTCAAGCCCGTATGCGTTCAAAATCGTTGTCAGTACATCCAGCGTCTGTGCGCTTTCGGCAAAACCCGCTTTTGCAAGTTTCGTGGAATATGTGACAAAATTCACTGCGTCTGCCGTGTCCTGCCCTGCTGAAATCGCATTATATACATCATCCGCAAGCGCAGTGGCGGCAATGCCCGTGCTGTTCGACAATGCCATGATTTCTTTTGACATTGTTTCCATTGGCACTTTCGTTCCGTCCGCAATCGTCCCCACTTTTGCCAGTGCGGTTTCATAGTCCATTGCGGCTTTTACCGGTCCCGCATACACCGCAGCCGCAACGCCGCCTATTACTCCCAGCGTCCCCGCAAGCTGCGCTTTTGTCTGCCCTATGCTTTCCTTGACTTTCTGCTGTTCTTCATTCAGTCTTTGCAGCCTTTCTTGTGAAGACTTTAGGTTATCATAGGATTTCTGCAAGCGTTCATTTTCACCCGTCAGATTGTCTGTGTTCACTCCTGCTTCCCGCAGTTCCTCCCCCAGTTCATCCAACGCTTTTTCTTGTTCTTCTATTTTGGCAGTGGTCTGTTGTATCTGGCTTTCGTTCCGTTCAAGTTTCCGGCGCAGTGCTTCCGTTGGTTCGCCCGTTTCCCTCAATTCCTGCTGCAACCGTTCTTGTTCTTGCCTTAACGCTTCCAGTTTTTGCTTGTTCTTGTCAATCGCCGCAGACTGCTTTGTGAAGCCGTCTATTTTTGATTGAATGGAATTGACGTTTTTCAGACTGTCCCGCAGCTGCTTCTGGGTGTCAATGGCTTGCTTGAAAGTGTTCTTGAAGTCACCGCCCAGCGTGGCTTTCAGCTTGAAAAGCAGTTCAAATTCTTTCTGTGACCCTGCCAACTGCTTTCACCTCCCTACTGCTTCCCTTTCCGTTCTTTTTCTTCCTCCGCTTCCACTTCGTTCATGCTGTCAATCCAGCGGAACAATTCACGGATGGTCATTTTCATAAAAAACGGAATGGGCGTATGTGAAGCCCTTGACATTTTATAAATCTGCTTTCGCAGGAAATTTGCCGGGTTCTTTATCTCATAGATTGACCCGTCCGGGGCTTTCGCTCTGGTCAGCCCATATTGATTAAAAAATTTCTTGCTTTATTCTTGATAGCCATATAGTCACGGATGGGAAGCCGTCTGATTGCGTCAGCCGGGATTTTTGCCGCCCTCGCCGCAAGCATTGACTGGAAAGCGGAAGAAATTTCCGGGGTGAGAACATACTTGTTCTGGTCCTGCAATTCTTCTTCAATCGCTTCAATATCTTCCCCGGTCAGCCTGTCAAAGTAGAAAGTCAAGCTGGTGTATTTCTGCCCCTCAATCTCCACGGGCTTCTTGAAAGTGTGCGTGTAGTTGCCGGATTTCTCCTTTTCTTCTTTCTTCTCGGAAAAATCCACGATCCCGGTCTTCTGTGCCACTTCCATTTCCTCTGCCGTTGCTGCGCCCTCTGTCCTCTCGTTCTCTGTGATTTTCGTTGTATCTGCCATTTTCTATTCCTCCATCTTTTTTATTTGCAGCAAAACGCCAGCGGGCTTCCCCGCTGGCTCTGTGTCCTGCTTTATTTTCCCAGTGCTTTCCGCACTGCTGCCAGATAGTCATATCCGTTGATAATGCAAATGAAATTCAACGGGTCAATCTCTGTCACTTTCTTTCCGTCCATATACATTGCGTAATACTGCGTTGCATATTCTCCGCTTACGTCTGCCGTGGAAGCCGCTGCGACCTTTCCCAGTGCCGTCTTTTTCGGTTTTACCCTCATAATGTGCTTTACCCCGGTAATTGTCGTTTCGCTGGTTCGGTTGTTCATCTGCTGCTGGGCAACTCTCAAATCCAGCTTGTGTGTCCTCGGTTCTAACAGACGGACAGCCGCTTTGCAGACCGTGCGGAAATTCAGCGTTGTTGTCATTGCCGACAAATGACCGATTATGATTTCTTCGACATTCCCGGCAATTCCTGCGCCGCTTAGTTCCTCTGCCAGATATTCAAGGTCCGGCAGCGTTGCTTCTGCCATTCCCAGATACTCGTTTGCGTCCTCATAGACCGCAAAATTGACAACTAATTCATCAATCTTCGCCATTGCTTCATCCCTCCTTTACGCCGCCATAAGTGCTTCCAGATATGACAAATCATATTCAAGCACAAATTCCAGCTGCTGCAACGGGCTGGGCGGTGTCAGATAGACGTGGAATTTCACATGACCCGCCATCAGTGCCGTGGTTGTGTTCTCGCTCTCGTTCATTTCCACCCTGCCGCCCAGTATCTTTTCATCAGCCGTCAGACCGTTCAGCCAGTCATTGACCCCCTGCAATATAGCGTCAATCAGCCGCCTTGTCAGCTTTCTGTCAACATACGACCAGTAGGAAAGAATGGTTGTCTTTGCCACCCAGCGGAACATACGGTTGATACAATAGAAATAGTCTGCCGGGTCAGTGTTCGCAGGATAACAAGCCGTATAGTTCCCCCAGCTTACAAACCCATTGTAGAAGTTCAACGCCGTTACAACTCCGTTTTCGTTCAGATAGTTTGCGTTCTGCAAATCCTGCGTCACTTCCTCGCCGCTTGCCACAACCATTCTGTCAGCCTGCAAAGACTTGTTGGAAGCACTTTCGCACGGCGTACCGCCGCCAAAATCTTCCTCGTTATCCGTTGCGCTCATGCTGCCCGCAAGCTGCGTGGAAAGATTGAAAATCCTGCTGCCCAGTGCAACTTTGGGGAAGCATACAATTTCCATTTCTTTCATGAAGTTCTTCTTTTTCTTCCACTCCGGCACTTCGCTATAATGCGTTGCCCCGGTTTCTGCTGTGGTGTCCACATCCAGAATTGCAACGGCTTCAAAAAGCCCGTTGATATTCTCTGCTTTCGCCGCCATGACTGCTGCCACTTCCGGGTCATGTGACCAATTCGGACACAATATAATGTCCGGGATTGTCGTATATTTCGGAAAGCAGCTGTCAATCAGTTCCAGCCCGGTTGTCTTGTGTGTTGCCACACTGTAACCGCCGATAATATCGTCTTTGTCAATCTGGGACGGGTCAACAATGTTGTATTCCACCTCTACGGCTTCCGTCTGCGGCGTTTCGCCCATAAATTCAATGACGCAATTATCGTCATTATAGAACGTATCAAAATCTTTCCCCGCTTCCTTGCCCGTCACCTTGATTGTGTCCGCAATCGTTTCAAGTGGAAGTAAAATCTGGTTTTCCTCCGGGGTCATGCTCTTAGGGGAAACTGCCGTCTTGTGTTTCTTGGGGTCAAGCACATTGACCATGAAGACGGGGCTGGTCTTGTAAAGCTGGAACGCAGAATACATTTCTTCGCAAAGACTGTATTTCTTCCAGTCATCAGAATACCCCAGCTTCTGCACCGCTTCTGCGTAGTTCTGCGCCATGATAACTTCATTCACCTTGCCGCCCACCATCTGCACCGGGGCTGTCCCTACCACAAAATGAACGCCGGAAGCCGCCACAACGGGCGTGGAAATGCTGGTTGCCTTTTTCCCCGTGCTTACTCCGTGTGTAATCTGTGCCATTTCCTTATACCTCCTTTTCCAGCATTGCGGAAGCAGCGGAAGCAATGTCTGAATAATACTTGTTCAGAATGTTCCCTGCCGTCCGCACCTTATCTTTCTTTTCTGCCAGCCCCGCAACCGGGACAAGCAGTTTTTCCACCAGCGGGAATTTTTCAAGCACTGTTTCCAGTTCTTTCTTGATTTCTTCCCGTGTCCCCTCGAAAATGCTGTTGCTTTTCAGCATTGCTTTCGGCAG